CTTTCGAGACTAATAGAATTCAATCAAACGAGTACGAGATCAATCGTGAAATTTCTAATAGGCGTCAGAAATTTCGGTTTCCCACTACCTACTTAACTGTGGATGCAGTGGAAGTTTCCGTTTGATTAAGTCCGCAAGTTTGTTAAGAGGTGGAGTCCTCTTCTATCAGTCTTGCAAGAAAGACACGTGAACGTTCATTCTCCGTGTAATTGTGAATACTCTCGACTTGTACGGGAAAGCCCTCACAAACGCTATTCCTCTTAGTGTTGGGTTCTGTTGAGGAGTACTAGCTCGAAAGAAACTTCGAAAATCGCCGAAGTTTATTATCATGGCCTTGGTTAAAACAAAACCTCTCGTGCTTACAGCCGCCAATGAAGAACAGTTGTACAAGCAAATTTCTGGCGCGCTAGAATCCGTGAACAAGAATTTGAAAATGTTTAGAGCCTGTGTGCCACTAGAGTTAAAGAATAATGGTTTTACATCATTTGAACTCTGTGATGAAGATACACGTTCCCTTGTAACAGCATTTTCTGTCAAAGTCCGAAAGAACATTAATGTTGATCATCCCCACATTTTCCTCTTGTGGGTTCCTCGGATTTTGAAATCTACCTCAGCCACCGCGATTATTAAATGCAAATATCTGGCGACTGGAGATGAGAAAGCAGTTGGGAAGTTTCCGCTCAATGAAGCCTTCATCTTTTCTTTTGGATGGGAAAGATCCATTAGGATGAGGGATGCTTATGATGGGAAGGGTTTGCACTTGTTTATTCAGTGCTTTGCCCCCAATTCTGAAGCGAAGGCTCCCTTAGGCAGGTTAGTCCCTATGTGGGATAATTGTGCCACTGCTAAAATGCGTTACTCGGAAGATGTGGGTTCCTCACTTACCACAGCAGATGAAATGCGTGTGAGAAATGTGCTTACTGACAAAGACACGAGGAACCTGCTACGATCTTACATGGCTACCGAGTTCGCTTGTCGCGAATTTGAAGATAAGTTCACAGGTGCACCGAGAGTGCAATTATCGGACGATTTACCCGAGACGCTTGATTTTACACGTCTTGGAGGGCCAGCACCTGAGTGTTCAGATGCTACCGAAAATAAACGAAGAACTGTTGTTTGTGGAAATGGTGTAGTGGAGATTGCGATGGAAGCGCAGTCTCGAAATACTCCGTAGTGGTGAGTTATAAAGTCTCGTGGGATGGATACCCTTATTTGGGTCCCCCCGGGACTGCTTGTCCGGGAGGAGATTTGTCTTGAAGTTTCCTTCTCCACTTTCCGTCACCTATTCTTCCACTACAACAACATGTCTGGTAATGCTATTGAAGTTAATGGTCGTTGGTATACTCCAGCACCCAATAATGCCCCGACCAGAGGTCGTGGAGGTCGTCGTCAACCCACTGCTCGTTCTAGGCAGTGGGCTCAAGGACAGGCGAATGCTCGTCGATCCCAGCCACAGGCGCTGATGATTGGTTCCGTGCCTACATCTTTACCCACCTGGAAGTCTTTCCCAGGGGAACAATGGCACGAGGTTTCTGGGTATTCATTCCCAAATTCGTGGGGTTCTGGAACATTGGCTTGGTTGACCATGGCCAATGAATTGAATAAGATAAAAACCCTACATGATACCACCAAGGTTTATTCGGTGATGTTGGGCTTCACTTGCAACTATGATGGTTATGCCGGCTTTGTCGAGGGTTTCAGTACCAGTAATCAAATTCATCCTATCGCTCCGGATAGGATACGAGTGAAGAAAGGGAAGTACGGTGCTAGACAGCAAGTTTTCCCCACTGGTACTACGGTTTCCGAAGTTAGGTCCAATTGGACTTTCGTTTGGAACTTCGATGCTGCTCCCCCTACTGGGTCAAAGGATGCTATCACTGTGACGAAGTTTTACATCGCCACTTCCCCTTTACCCGGTGTGAAGCCACCAAGTAATTTCTTGGTTGTTGAGGAATGACCACGCTCGGGTGAGTGTGTATACCTCCATTCTAATGAATGTGAGAAGAAAAATGTGATTCCATTCTGTCATTGTGAATGTTATGACAATGCTTGCAACACCTTGTGGTGTCCTGCAAATGTCTTTTGTTTCCACGAACCTTAATGGTTAGTGATGAAGTGTTTCTTTCATGAAACCTAGTGAAGGGTCTCCGGGATKGCTCAGCACCTAGCCTAAGCTAAGTCCATATGCCCATCTTTGCTGCTCCGGATGGATGTTTATACCCGCTATGGATGCCTATTACTGAAATGTAATAGATGCCTAATACTCTCTCTCAGGGAGAGAGTTTAGATGCCTCCAAAGGAGATGCT